ATGGCAAGAGCAAGCCGGTAACTGTCACCACAATGTCGTATCTGGCAAGCCATACCAAGGCACCAATACTTTTATGACCGCTATTTCATCCTATCGTCACGGCTTCAAAAACAACCAATGGGCAACTTACAAGCAATGGGAAAAGCTTGGCGCCAAGGTTCGCAAAGGTTCAAAAGGCACTGACATTGTATTCTTTGACAAGGTTATAATCACTGACAAAGAAACAGATGAACAATCAATGGTGCCATTGCTCAAGGGCTTTTGCGTATTCAATGCTGATCAGGTTGACGGCTACGTTTCAAAGCCAGTTGATGATCAGCCAGCACCAAACTTTAGCAATGATGATGCGGAAAAGCTTATTGCCTCAACAGGTGCCGATATTCACCATGGCGGCAACCGCGCATTTTATGCACCACAACCGGATTTTATCCAGATGCCAGAAAAAACCGCGTTTAAGGGTACAAAAGACAGTACGCCAGAGCAGAGCTACTATTCAACTATGCTTCATGAATTGACGCATTGGACGGGCCACCAATCGCGGCTTGATCGCAAACTGATAGGCCGCTTTGGTTCTAATGCCTATGCGTTCGAGGAATTGATTGCAGAGACTGGCGCGGCTTTTCTTTGCGCTATGTTAGGTCTGGAAAAACAGCCAACACCAGACCATGCAAAATATCTAAATAACTGGCTTGAAGTTTTGAAACAGGACAAGCGGGCCATGATCAAAGCTTTTGGACAAGCGCAAAAAGCCGCCGATTATATCTTGGCAACCGATAGCCTAGCGGTAGCGGCTGAATAACAGATCGAAACAGGCAAGGCCATGCTTTGCCTGTCCTATGGTTAAACCATAGCTGATGAGATCAGAAACACTAGCAAAGGATTAGATAAAATGATTTATCAAGAAATTACAGAGTCACAATTTCGTGATGCTTTCCACAATATGGGGCGGGCCGATAGTTGGTCATATCAAGGCCTAGGCGCGTTGTATGATTATATCAGCGAAAACATGGGCAATTATAAATTGGATGTAATCGCGTTGGATTGTGAATTTTGCGAGTATGCTTGCATAGATGAATTTTTTGAGAGTTACGACTCAGAAGACTATCCAGACATTGAAACGATCAGGAATCACACAACAGTTATTGAGATTCCAAAATCATCATCATTCATTATTGCAGAGTTTTAACATGACAAAGCTATTTATATTCATTGGCTGTTTAGCGTTTATTGTTGGCGCTTCAATCGTTCCAAACACAACAAGTGCATTTGCTTTGCAAGTGGTGCTGCTATATGGTGGCCTCATTGGGGCGATATGGGCTTGTTGTGTCAGCCGATAGAAGACCTTGCAAGCCGTTCAACTTTGTTTGGGCTGGTATACTAGCCCAGACATGACAAGGCCAGCCAGTGGGCTTCTAATCGCTGGCAATCGACTAGCAACTCAAAAGAGAAAGGTAAAATAATGAACAAGCTACAAATCAAAATGGCAGAATTAAAATCTGAAATCAGTAAAGTAAATAAAGACCCACAAAAGATTATCGACATATGTTGCGGAATATTTGGCATTACCGGCAAAGGTGGCGGATCATATGAAGGCGTGAAGCATTTTGTAGGCGGTCAAATGCGCTTGGCTCAACAGATGAAAGAGACAGCCGAAACTAAAAGAGAGAGGGTAAAACAATGAAAAAATATCAAATAAGTGTATTAGGCGCAGTAGAAAGAACTGTGTTTGTTGAAGCTGACAGTCTTGAATCAGCAGAAAGAGCCGCTGAAGCTGAATGGTCAGCGTTGACTGGTGGCATAAAAGAGACAGCCGAAACAGTGTCTACTTTTGAAATAGAAAACTAAAAGAGAAACCGCCAAAGCATTGCGCTAAAGCGGTTTCTCACACCCAACTAGCAATCAGGAGGCTCTACAAAACTAGGAGCGAAAGGACAATATCATGGATGAAAAAAAAATCAAGCTTGAACGTCTGGAACTAGGTATAAGTCAAGAGAAAATGGCTCAGAGGTTAGGCGTAACAGCACGAACAATCAGAAACTATGAGTCTGGCGTAACGCATGTACCGGATACCGTAACTAAGCTACACAACTGCTTAAAGAGAAACGACATCATTGAAAGAGAGAGGGCACTGGGATGGATAACGCGCCAACATGGGTAGAATTGAGAAAGGCTTTACGCCTAGTTAGCCACGACGTTTATGTCAACAGACGCATTACAAGAGAACGAGCACGACTAGACGGACTTAAATATTTTTTTACAGGTGAAGAATGTAGTAATCAACACATATCAGACAGACTTGTTTCAAATGGTCTTTGTGTTGATTGCTCAAAAATGAAGCATTTTTCTGATAATCGTAAAAAGAGGCAGAAAGAGAGAGGGAGTTGAACCAATCGCGAGACGAAAATAACGATTAGCAATGTCGCGTGGCATATCTTAAAGCATAGCCTTAAAGCTTGGGCTATGCTTTTTTTTATTTACAATTGGATTGTTTTGCATGCTTTATTTGAGCAGGCTTTATCGGAGCATGCTTTATTTAGGCAATGCTTTAAGGAACGCGCAAGCGCGATTTTATCAACTCAATTTTTCTTGTCAACCCCATATGATTCACGCACGACTTGAACCCAAGTTGGCAGTGACATTTCTGCAACAAGCCGTGGGTCATAAGAGAAATCACGACAGATAGCCATAAGCTGTATGACGCAACGGATTGGCCTGTTGTTAAACTTGTATATCAAGACTGGAAACCTATCGCCGGATGCCTCACAAGCCTGTTCCCACCATGCCTGTTTGTAGGTTGCACCAGAAGCGTAAGCCTTACACTCAATCGACCATCTGGGGATCACAATATCAGCCTCACCCTTGATTTGATATTGAGAGAGGTTCCGTTTCGGCAACTCTGGCAGTGACTCGCCAAGATGGTCTTTGATATAATTTACAATTTGACGCTCAAACGCCGCACCTTTCTGTCTACTATCAGTCATACCCAATCAATCCTTGTTTCTGTTGCGTTGCCTTCCCAAACAAACCAAGCATAAGCGGTTGTCCCAGAGCCGTTTGGTTCTTCATCACCGCGCCATATTGTCAGCCGTTGAGAGAACACCCAGACCCTAGCTGGCCTATGCTTGTCAAAGAGAGAGACACGGCGTTGCTGGCCTTCCAAAAATGACAGACGCAACAACCAGCAATGCTTCTTTGCACCCAAATCAATAGCCTTTTGTATGAACTGTTGCGCCAGTTTGTATGGTGGGTTGGTTATGATGTTGGGGGCTGCAAGTTTTTGTTCCATAAGAAAGTCTACCCCCGAATCGCCGAAGCCGTAGTCATTGAGGTCGGTGCTGATAACGTTGTGGTATAGAGAGACAGGCGCAGATATAGCACCATTGCCGCAAGCTGGTTCCCAGATGTCACCATCAAAACTTTCATGGTCTAACAATGCTTCAGTGGCAATCAACGGAGTAGGGTAAAAGTCATCCTTCTGTCTTGTCATTCTTTTGAATCCAGTGTTTCAATGGCCAGAGCTAAGTATCCAATTGCATCAAAGTAGTTATCTAAGTTTTTTTTATTTGATTTGATTCGTGCAATTTTTAAAAGAGACATCATAACAGATACATCGTTAATCGAAACATCAACTCCTAAATGGTTTGACCAATACTTTGAAATAGTTAAAAAGTTTTGGTGCATGTCGCCATGTTCTATTGCTCGTTCTACACTTATAAGTTTTTTTACTTTATCAAGAGCTTTGTTTCGTTTCATTACAACTGTCCTGTATTTTTTTTAATTGCAACTTACCAGTACCATTGCACAGGTCACAGTCTTCAGGCACTACATCAGTAGGATCAAACCAGTCTTTAACGTAGTGAAAACCTTTACCGTTGCATTGATAGCATTGTCTCGTTAAAAAAGTCATTTGGCTTTATCTCACCATTACTAGCCAGAAGAATCCTACGCATTGTTTCAGGGCTTGGATACCGTCTACCAGCTATGAAATGATTGATAGCTTGTCGTGATATACCGCATCGCCTTGCAAACCTAGCTTGGCTTATCCTGTTGATTTGTATATATTCTTTCAGTGTCATAACTTTTCTCAACTTTGCATGTTGACCGTTTGTAGACATTACGTTACGGTAGCACAACTAGCAATGAGGTCAAGCAATGAATAATATTAAGCTGAATGATGAAGAGATTACATTTCTGCTGGGGTTAATTGATGCTTACAGAGAGGCGTATTGCATACCAGATGTAAAGCATGAGCCAAACACAATCTATGCAAATCTCAAACGCATGGAAAGAAAACTTGTAAAAGCATTAGAAGCTCCTGAAACGGAGTTTGTCTAATGGATATTTACAAACACGATAGCGTTACCGGCGCAACGTCACCAAAATACGAAATGATATTTAAGTTGTGGCTTAGAGCAACAACAAATCTTAACCCTGTGTTCCCAGATAATGTGCCGATGCTCACAGGACGCACGGTTGAAATGGGTGTGCGCCGCGTTGAAGGGCTGGAAAACTTCGACCCAGACAAGGGAAAGCAAGACGGTATGCCGGTTGCTGAAGCTACTCGGCACATGATGGCAGACTATGACGAGTATGTGCCAAGGGATTGGGATGAGGGCAAAGACAGAGAGGAACATGAGGCTTTTAGAGAACACTTGCCTGATATGTTAGCTAACGCACTTGAAGGTTTGAAGGCATGGCAAAACAAACACGGCCTTAACACTGTGAACGGAGAACATGTAACTTGGCACTCTGTTCCAGAACTTGATGTAAAGATTATGATGTTCCGTGACTTTTATGGTGGTGATGTACTGTGCGATCTCAAATGCAAAATGCCACAGAGAAACCCACTGAAAAAAGATGGCACACGCACATGGCGCATACCAAAGCCAGATACCCAGCCAACCGAAAACAATATCAAACAGATGTCCGTCTATTGGAGAGCGACAGGTCAAAAGCCATCACTGCTTCAAGTCACTGCATCAGGTTTTCATATTTGGGATCAAGACAACTGCCCACTGCTACAAGAGCAACATCTTGAGCAAGTCTATCAGGATGTGAAACGCAGTTGGATTACTACACAAAATTTGATTCGTGCCGCTAACGGAAACTGGCACACACTAGCTGGCCTTGTTGCCCCCGACTTCACGGAGATCGCAAGGAAACATGGGTCACACATTCTGCAACTAGCGAGGGAGTTCTGGAAATGATTACAGTGCAAGATTCGGACGATATGTTTGATTTATTTTACACACCGCCACACAAGCTGGTCAGGCGAGATGATCCAGTGACAAGCCGTGAGGCTGCTGAGAGCGTTGACACAAGCCACATGGAGCAAGTCGTTCTTGAGGCCATACAAGGATTTGGTACAGATGGTTGTATCTCAGATCAAGTTTTAGCAAAGCTATCGCATCATGGCTACAGCACAGTCACTGCTAGATACAAGCAGCTAAAAGTGAAAGGGCTGGTAAAGGTTGATGACCGCAAGCGCAAGGGCAAGTCAGGCTGTGGTCAGCTAGTAATGTGGGCAACAGAATTTTATGTGGAGCAAGAGGATGGATGAAGAAACACAACAGCGCATCGACATGATGCAGATGAAAATTGATGAGTTAGAGGCAAAGGTGCTAGAACAAATGGTTGCCTTTACCACGGCTATGAAACTGATTGCAGATTTAATGGAGCAAAGAAATGGGGGAAAATAGTTTTTCCAACACTATGGATTTCGTTAATGAGTTGAACAAATCTCATGGCGTAACCCAAAGGGGTGGCAAGAAATACACCCAAGTCGTACACCGCATGGAAGCTTTCAGACGCTTTCATGGCTTAGAGTACGGCATAGATACCAACGTGCTTGTTGATGACGGTCATCGTGTTGTCATCAAAGCCATCGTTGTAAATGCTAACGGCGTACAGATTGGCTCTGGGATGGCAGAAGAGATCCGTGGACAAGGCCATGTCAATACTACGTCAGCCTTAGAGAACTGTGAGACATCAGCCGTAGGCCGCGCCTTGAGTTCGATTGGATTGTCAGGTGGTGAGTATGCGTCTGCTAATGAATTGGACGCGGTTGGGCGTAAGACTGAGGCCATGTCAGAGAACAAGCAAGCTGAAGAAACCAGCAGCTTCAACCCTGATGCTCAGAAAGCCAGAGACTTTTTGCGTGAAGTTGATATGAAATGTAGTCCAGCAAACATGAAGACATCTAATGATTTTAATGCTTTAATATCATCAGACTATTTCGTTGGGCGGATGAAAGAAGCAAAAGAACATGCACCAGAGGTGTTTAATAAGATTGAAGAAACCCTAGCGCAAGCTGCGCGTAGATTAAAAGTGGAGTGGTAATATGCCTGTAAGACAAAGAAAAAAAGTTTGGAGTTTAAAAATGTTTCGTAATGATGACAAGAAACAGCCCAATTCACCCGACTATGGAAACGCCAAATTATCCTGTTTTGATCCAATTTCTAAACAAATCTCCCCGATTACATTCTCACCCGACAAGCATTATGAACTATCAGGGTGGATAGATGGCGATAAAATTGATGTTGCAATCAACGAAATCACTATGGTGGAATCAGCCGACAACATTGCTGATGGTATTTCGCAAGGTGGATTAAAGCCGGTTGCAGAGGCTATTGAAACACAACACTACCCAGAAGGGCGGCAGGAAGCCCCACAACAGCCTCAAGCTGTCAAAAGGTGGTAACTAGGCGAAAACTCGCTAAAGCCAACCAGAAGCACCTTAAGCATCCAGCAATTGACTTTGTGGTTTGTGATAGGTGTCAAAGATCTATGCCATTAGTAAGTGGTCAATGGGTTATTAATGGGCTGGGAGAATTGTTGTGCTATGGAAAAGAAAGTTGTTTCTCTAAAAGCTCGTATCGACATACAAGAGGCGAGAATAATAGCCCCTGACTACTATGCTGGTCTGATACTTTTAGGCTGGGGGTTGTTCAAAATACTAGAGCATCATGGCTTTGAGCCACTGAAACCCAAGCATGTTGTATCACTGACGGATGCTAGTGCGTACACAACAGAGGCACATGTCATAGAGTGCCTTGCTCAGTATATTGCAAGCGGTGGGGAGTTGGTGACCTAACGCTTCTTCTTAGGCTTCTTGCCAGCCTTCTTCATGGCTATGGCTGTTGCCGCTTGCTTCTTCATCTTAGCAGACTTTATGCCGCCACCTGATTTTTTACCGTACATTATTTTTCCCCTTTAATGTTTTGCCTCTCTTACGTTGCCAAAGCTCTCATACGGTCAACTAAACGCCTTGCGCGGTTCGGAACCTGAGTGTACCATCTGGAATCAACCATAGCGTCGGCGGCTGAATCCCACGACCTTGCGTCCACAGCGGCTTTCATATCTTTGAACTTGCTGAGTCTGGGTCTGCCCATGTTAAACATCATGTTTGCAACAATATGTTGACACTCTTCGGGTAGATCATCGAAGTCATCATACAACACTCGGCACTCATCAAGAGTTACAGCAATATCAAGAGCAAACAACTGACGCACACGCTCTTGTTCAACAACTGTGCCCACAGGCTTGCCATATTCTTCATCAACCTCAGTAATCATATGGCCTACACCTGTCGTGCAGATTCCTAAATGATCTAGGTATATCTCGTACTTACAGCCCTCGTCTTCGGCTATCTCTTCGCGTAACTTATCTTTATTCATTTCTTAAATCCCTTTATGCCCCTAATACCAAAGCTCGCACCGATTGAAGCGTACATCGCCCATTGAAACCACTCTGGTGTCCGAGAAAGAGCCGCAAAACCTTCTTCAACGTATGGCTGGGTAACCGGAATGAAGCACATAGCAATTATAACTATAAACAAAATAGTCCATGCCTCATCTTTCCACGAGTTATCAGAGGCTTGCGCCATGATCTTTTCCCAGCCAGCCTCATGTGTAGCCGCTGTAACCATAACCTGCGCTTCTGCTTCTGCTCTGGCTTTAGCCACAGCACCCTTAGCTTTTGTTTGTTCAACTTTGCTTTCCATCCAAGAACCAGCCAATGATGCTATTGGCGCAATTAATGCTTGTATCATTCTATTATCCTCACAATGTAATGTGTGCCGTCTGCATTTTTAGAAACCTCTACTGTTTTGTTTTCACAGGAATATCTTACAGATTGATTTTCTTTGTAAAGGTTACGTTCAATAGTACGTTTTGCTTTTAAACATTTAGATATTTTTTCATAAGCTACATGCTCTGTAACATCCCCACTCATATAAAGAATTAATGTAATAGTTTTAATTACCGCTGTTTCCATTACGCATCTTTTCTATCTGGCTTTCTATATTAGTTATTCTTTTTTCATAAAAGTCCAAAGTTAGTTTCTGTTGTTGATCGTGTGGTGCGCGGCCTTCATCAATCTGCTCTTGTAACTTTGAAAGCTGCTCTGCCAAATGTTCAATTAACATATACTGCTCCGAATCGGCTGGCAAACTACCCATCTCACCTCTCGGCCATTTAATTCTAAACTCTGTATTTTGTCCTAAGTCTGCTTCCATTAATATAAATTTATTTTCAATAGTATTAAGTCGTTCAATAATACCAAAATATGCCCAAGTCCCTATTGCTGCACCAACTACCATTGCCATGAGATTCCTGATAGGCATAGACAGTTCAGTGTTTTCATTCAACTTTGTTGCCATCAATCACACCTGTCCATATTCGCGCAATCGGTAGGGAAACAGTGAGCCATCATTCTATAATATTGATTGTTATATGTAGCTACCCACATTGTCTCATCAATCAAATATTCACATTGCTGTTCAGTCATCGGTTGCTGAAGCGTAACCTGATTGCCGATATACTGCCATTCCGTCCCAGTATTTCCCCACATAGTTATAACCAAAACAAATAAAGTTTCTGCTGTATGATGTATGTCAATCACCTTGACAATTCTCCTTTTGGTAAAGGTCTGCATCTGTAACTAACAGCTTTATATATTTTCATGTGTTTGTGAACATCTTTTCCCATTTCCAAAGCTCTAGCTATACATTGCTTCTCTGTTTGAAACCAGTTCTGATCTTCAAATGTTATACAAATTTCCATACTTGCTATCTGACAGGCAACTACTAAAGCCTGATACATTACTTCCTACTCATCCACGCTGACGTACCCATATAAGCACCAACAATACCAGCACCAGAAATATAAAAAAGATTTGAAATATCAGATAAAGCCGTAACTCTGTCTAAAGGAATAAAAAACATAGCCGCTGTAAAAAGACCCATAGCAATTAAAGTAAACCTAGCCATCCTTAATTGTGCTAAATGCTTTCTAAGCTCTGTCTCTGTCTCCTTAATAGTTTTAATGTGAGACAATTCTTCATCACTAACGATGCCATCACCATCTTCATCATATTCTGCAAACTTGGATTTCTTCTGTAACTTTTTCTGCGTCATAAGACAATCTCCTCTGGTGCAGATCGTGCATCAGCTATTGTAATAATAATAAATGTAAAAAGAACTATTATTAAAATGACCGTACCGGCGATAAGTAACGATGCTTTAAACGTTTCTTCAAGCTCTTGAGCCTTGCGAATCTTTTCGCGTCTGGCCTTCTCCTGAGCTTCTTTCTGTTCTCTGAGAACTTTATTATGATGATCTAATATCTCCTGCCAAGTAGACGGCTGGTTAGCTGGTTTAGGCCAACGCAAATTTATAAGAGTTGCTATTTGCTGCATCTCTTCATTTAATTTCTTAGCTTCCAGAACTGTATTAATAGAGCTTTTAAAGCTAATGTCACTAACACCAGCTTGCTTGTTACGCTCTTCGTTAAGTTTTTTTTGGGCAGAAAAAAGCGTTCCGACTTGTTCGGAAATATCAGCAACAGATTGAACATCATTAATCCTAGCCTTGATAAAAGATATGGCCTGACTTGCAGCGGTTACAGCAGCAACGGCTGTCGAAATCGGTTCCATAACTTTTCCTCATATCAATCACGCATATGGGCTAGAGCCAAGAAGGGATGTATCCCAAGCCGCTTTCAGTTTTGCAATCGTATCAGCATTTGTAATTGCAGATGCAGCAGGAGCATCACGCAATTCTTTTTTCTTATTTGCTGATGTAGTTTTTGCAGACGCATCGTCAGCCTCGATTGCTTTCATGTAAAGTACATCCTGCGCTTCAAGCAATGGCTTTCTAACTTCACGAATTTTATCCTTAAAAATTTCTTTAGCTTTAGTTATGTCCTCTGAAATAACTTTGCCAGAAATTGACCACGCATTTCTAAAATGTCTATCATCAGGAATAGATGACACATCTGAATAATCAAGTTGCTTTCCATCCTTATCTACAACAAAAGTTTTTACAGCCATTATTATCTCCTATGCGGCTAATTCAATTTCATCAGATATACGCCAAGCATTTCGCCACTCTCTTGTAGCTGGAAGCTGATCTTTGCGGCATATAACCATCTTGGGCTTGTTACCTTCATTCCAGTTGCGCCAGATGCTAGGACTGATATCCTTGTAAATGAGATATTCGATTGCTTGCTCTTCCGTCATAGCTTCAATTGGCTTGGTTTCATGCAACAAATAACCACGAGTATGATTCTTAAATCCGGGCTGCGCCTCATCCTTTGCTAGCTCCTGATAGACCCAAACCGGAGGCAATATTCCTCCAGCAAGCGCACAGCTTAACCAATGAGGATCAGCAATTAAAACTTTTGCTGGCTCATCAACGCTATCCTCATACACAACCCGATAGTCTGTTTGCACAGGTTCGAGGTTTTCTTTTGCCCAACACAAACGATCAAACAAATGTGTGCCCTGAAATGATGGTATCAAGATAGTTCTCCAACGGCCTGTGCAAAAACTTTGTCGCAATCCATAGTTCCGGTTGACTGTGATGGTTGAGTAATAGTTTGAACAGTTCCAGCCGCTATTGCTTGGATTGAACAACCTGCATAACTACCACCAGTTGTTAGACCATCACCAACCGGCGCATAATTTGCATTAGCAAAATTGGTACTCCAAGCTGTCGTAAGATCCCCAGTTCCATTATCTGTTATTCCGCTTACATTCAACGAATCTAAAATACCTGCTGTGCCTGTCTGGTCAGCAGTGATCCACCCTTTGCAAACTCCTTCAACTACATAGCTTGTAGCTATGGAACCTGCGGTTGAATGAGTTAATGTATCAAATGTTACTGTACCTGCCATTATGCTAAATCTCCTTTTAATGTAGACATTAATCAGCATCCTCTATTGTAATAGTACCAGCTTCTTTTTGCCGCATAATTTCATCGTAATGTCTGTTACCCACCGAATTGACTGAAACAGTGTGAACCTGATTATTAAGCGTAAAGCGTATTCCAGCAATATCACTGCCCTGATTTTTATAATATTTTAGATTTGTAAAAACCATTTAAAGCTCCGATTCAAACTGAATAAACATCATGTCTGTATTGTTTGCCTTTTGTACAACAGCCGCACCATTAGTCAAAAAACCAGAGCCAACGACAGAAAGCTCTTTATATTGCAAACTAGAATCAATGTTTCCACTATTAATGGCACTCAGCGAGTATGAAAAATTACTAGAGTTTACTGTCGAAGTGCTGACAGTAGGGTTCGCTCTCATTGGTACAGGTAAATTATATGGACAAGTTCCATTTGTACTGTCGTATGTTCTAATTAAAAAAAACTCACCATAAGCCGTATTTCGTTCAACACGATGCAAATAACGCTTACAGTCAAGCAACTCTTTCTGGTAACTGCTTTGATTGTAGCTAGTTGCAACGGCGCCAGCTTCTAATTGTACGTCTGTAATGTACAGAAAATGACCAGCAGTTGTATCTGTAACATCAGACCAGATAAAAACTGCTATGTTTGCTGTGCTGCTTGTATCTACTGCTGCTGACACAGAATATGTAGCATAGCTTGTCGTAACGCTGAGATTGGCTGGTGTATTTTCATATGTAAAATTAGAAGCCAATGTTGGATTAGTGCCTTCAGCACCCCATGCAGAAATCATATCCGCAGTTGGTGAATCAGCAGTGCTAGACCAGCTAATGATGGCGGCCTTTACATTGTCAAGTTTTGCTGTCGATGAAACTTTAGCTTGAAACGACAGTGTAACTGTCTGACCAATTAACTCAGCGCAATTCTTTTTTTCAATACATTGAGTAATACCAAATTTTTTATTAGTAGTCTCAACATCTAAAGCAATTGCAAACTGTTTATTGGTCGGGACAGTGGTAGTTTCCTGAGTGACATCAACGATATCGTTACCGTCAGATAACAGTTTCCATCGGTCAAGAGTGTAATCTCCATCGTCATTAGTCCCTGATGTAAACGAGGTTGCTCTTTGTGCAATTGCACCCTGACCATTTATAATGGCATTTCTTTCGGGTGCGCCAAGCCCAGAGCCAGCTAGGTTCTGAACTGTATCAACTTTAAGTAAACTCATATCAAACCACCGTCCATGTTTCGCCAGAACCAACAGTAACCGTTACAGAACTATTTATAGTTATCGGCCCAGCCGACATTGCATTTTTCCCATTTGTTATAGTGTAATCAGCAGTTACACTCTGCCCATTTTCCCAGAATATTTCATCGCTGCTACCACCAGTAGCACCGCCAGATGCCGCAGCAGCCTCAAGACCTAATGAAGTGCTTGAATGGTCATAAGTCAGAACATAATTATCCTGCCCTGAACCTACAGACTGATCCGCATTTAAAGTAAAATTGCCGAGTACAATATTACCTGACCCATTAGGTGTAAGACTAATGTTGCCATTAGCTCCATCAAGGATAGTTATAGTACCTGAATTTGTACCACCATTTGTATTTAATATAAGATCACCAGTACCATTTGTTGTAATGGTAGCATTTGCGCCGCTATCACCAACCTGAACAGTGTCAGCTTGCAGCGTCACATCGCCTGTGCCATTTGGAACAATATCAATATTCCTATTGGAAGTGCTAACAATGTCGTAAGTAACAACATCAAGATCACCACCTAACTGCGGTGAGGAATCAACAGACAAGTCAGTGCTTGCGGCATCTGCGCCTGAATAACTAAACTGAACTGTAATACCGTCAGTATTGGAAAATGAACCATTAGATACAACGTGTGTAACAGGAACCTTCGTATAACCAGAAGCATCAGTAACCGCGCCAGAAACTTTAAACAAAGCATATGTTGAAGGTGTACCTTCTTTAGTTATAAGAACAATACCTCTTGCTGTGGAATTTGAAATATCATCCCAACTTTGCACAAATCCTGAAATATCAACTGAATGGTCATCTGCATCATCAATATATAGAATTGAAACACTTGACACAGTTCCGTGATTAAAAGCAAGTTTACCTGCACCCGGATCTGCGTCTGAAGTAGCATTACTCCATGTCATGTCTAAACCAGCATCCGACCCTCTAGCACCTGTCGATCCGGTAGCCCCTGTGTTACCAGTAACCAGCCCAAATGCCAACGCTAATGCGCCTGTAGATGCTGTGTATGTCGCTGATGCAGTAGGCGTTCCACCAGCGGAAACGCTTGAAACGCTTGAAGATACAGTATCAATTTTTCCTTCAGTTACAATTAAATCGCCATCTGCATCAAACCCAAGTATCTTGTTAGCTCTAGCCGTAGCGTCAGCAGTAAATTCAGATGTCGCAATAACGTTAGTTTGTGAAACTTTTAAAGACCTACCAAGCTCTTCCTCAAGCTCTTGAACAATAAAAGTCAATTTGTCTAAAGCGTCCTCATGTGTCGCCGCCGGAAATGGATCATTCGCCACATAATCTGTAAGCTGTGTTCGTGCTGTGTTGCGTAATAAAACTACAGTTTCACCGCTAGCTGGTATGTTGCCTGATGTAAAAGTAACATTACCACCGCTAGAACTTCCTACTCCTGAAACAGTGTAGTGCGTAGTTTTGGTTTTAGTGGCCTCTGCCCCTGATGAATCGGTACGAATAATAACCGTAATGTCATCATCATCAAATATTTTAAAACCATAGGCAAAAGCAGAAGTGCTGCCGTTGCCACTGTAACTGTTTCTAGTTGTTGCGCTACTAACTGTCATTTTTTAATCTCCAACAGTTCTGCATATTATCAGATAAACATACTTTGTGAAAGCCTCTAACAATTAAAAGGTATTTGCATATCTGCTTGGTGGAAAATAAAACTCTTGCTCCATGTCACGTTTCATGCGCCGTTCCATTCTACGCAAGTAACCGGGGTTTGCTCTTTCCATCAATCCATAAATAAACAGGTAGTCCAAAGCTGTTTTTGTGTAAAACAAATTATAACCCGGTGTGTTGCTCACTGCAAAGCGTGTGGCGTTTTTTGTAATTGCTTCAACATCTCCTGATAATACATTGCTGTATATTCTGTGTATGTCGTCTACTGACCCAAAGGTAGGGCCAAGCAACCCTTGCGATAAAGACTGACCATATTTGTTGTACTCGCCAAACAAAAAGTCTCCATATATACCCATACCGCCACCTTGAACCATAGCTTTTGTTAATAATTCTACGTTCAAAGCTGTTTCATCGCTAAACACTTCTAACGGCTCTTTGCCCTTTACGATTTCTTTCAACTGCACTGACAGATAGCCCATCATGGTTGCGCCAACCATCATCTGTGCCAGACCCACCATGCCGCTAGATGAAAACTGTTTCTCATTTGGAGCCATGCCAGCTAGTTGCTTTTTTGAATAATATTGACCAGCCATGCCCTTTGAAACGATGGTTATTGGAAAACCTTTTAACTGCATTATCGCTCTTAAGGCTTCACCGATAATCGTACCTCTAGGTCTGCCTTGATTCATTATCGCACGTTCTTTTGCACCCGGAGTGGGAATAGCAGTGTCGGCTGCGTCTGTAAGATATGTGGCTATCTTTGTTGATAAATCGTCACGATACTTGTCAATCATTGCCTGTGTAGGCTGTTTTAATTTACGTTTTCTAGTTTCGTTTGCTTTTGCTAATGCCGCTTGTGCTATGCTTGAATCTGACAAAGCATCAACCCCAGAAGATGTCATGTACTTGTTGCCATCAATAGCAGTGAGTTGCATCTGACGCATCAAGTTCCATTCTGTTTCGTTGATGCCATACCTTTGAAGATCAAACCTAGTTGCTGCTGGGATGTCACCAAAACCTGTATCTGCGTATGTTGCAAGATCAGCCGCAAGCATTTTAGCAACACCAACTTTTTGTGCGCTGTTCCAATAGTTCATGCCATTGAGTCTAAAAAATATATTGTGTGCCTTTGCCATCATCCCCGGCCCACTATCATTTGCTCCAAATCTCGCAAACACATCTCCGTTGTACCCATCAACACCCACGCCTAAAAGAAAAGCCAGTTGTTTTTGATCTTTTGAACTGTAGTTTCTAAACACATCACTAAACGCTCTGGCATATGATGTGAAAATACCACGATCTGTACGCGAGTTTATGAAGGACGCCTTACTAGCTATGTCAGAAAACGATGTAATCGTTGCCATTCCTAGCTTTGACATGTTCTGCAACATGCGCCAACCAGCCGCTATCCCAGCAAAATCTGCCCCAAACATAACAGGTCTTGCGGCCCCTCTCGATCTTGTTGTGCCGTCTAGTTCGCTAAACTGATGATTTATGTTACCGATAAAAGAATCCTCTCTTTTGACAATTTTGTCTATTCGGTTTGCATTGTTTTTATTTTCATCCTTGAGGTCTTTTTTGATTCGCTCAAACATGGCTTTCGGATTTGTGCCAAACCTTTCCATCAAACCAATAGCTTGAGCATCATGTGTAATCCCATTCAACACAGCGTCAGCCAAACTCATTCTGCTATATTTTTTCATGTAAGCATGAGCCGCCTTGCCATCATAGAAATGTATAATACGGCTTTGACTTAGTTTTTTTGCTAAGTTTGCTGGGCCTGTATATGATGCCAAACTGTCAGGCTGACCGTCATCACCTTTTAGAGAATCAACTTTACTGTGCTGACCAGAAACTAAATTATTCCACATATCGCCTAAAAACTGCTCGTTTGTGTATGGTTCGCCATTTTTTGTTGGCGGCTTGTTTTCAAATGTTTTGGGATCAAGCACATCTTGCTTTAGCATATATTCAACCCAAGAAGCTCTCGCGGCATCTAGCTCTGCATCTGTTTTAGCCCCAGCCCTCAACAATATTGGATCGTGTGACTGTCTTACAGCGTAGTTTTTTAACTCTGCAATCATTGCGCCTTGCTGGTTTTTGCGCTTCAACATACGCTTTTGTGTAATCTGTATGATCTCTGCTATACGTTTTGCCTCTTTGGCTCCAGCTACATTTTTAGCCACCTTTACATCAAATGCCTTGGGGTCAAACATAGCCTCAAAGATCAACGGCTCTAACTCTTTGCTAACAAACAGTTTGTCTAATCTTTCGTTAGTCAGAGCAGCCAACATCTCCCCAGCGTGTTTGCTCATAATCGCCTGTTGACGCGCATCAACACTGTTCTGACCGCTTTCTGCGTATTTAAAACTGCCAACCATTATCGCTGACAAAGCCTCTGCCGGGTCATCCGACTCAGAAACAAATCGCATAATGTCAGCGTATGCTTTGGCGTTTAGCAATCGATTGCGCTTCTGCATAACTGCATTGATTCTAGCTTGCTTGGCTATCTCTCTAGCAAGGTTGAAGACTTCTAGTTCTTCACCTTCGCCAGCGTTTTCAACTCGTTTCTGTAAACGCTCAGTTAGAACATCAAAAACCTCTTGTGCCTCTTCATCATCAAGGACAACCCCGGCTTTCTTTGCGGCATCAATGATCTCTTGAACGCAACTCATGCTATCGCCTCAGAATACAAGCCGCACCAGCACGACTTATATCTTCATACTTGCTTGCTTTTTCATCTAATATAGCTGTGTCATCAATAGACTTTTTTAAGTCTGGTGGCAAAACCGCTTGCATCTCTTCATTTTGCAGATCTTCTTGTAATCGTGCGTTTTCAGCCTCAAAATCATTTAGATCAATCTCTTCCATGACAGGCTTATCAGCCGCCATCTCATCTACAGCGTCTTTGTGTTCGGCTAGTCTGCCCAGATTATTTGGTTGCATCTGTTGGTTTTCGGCTAAATCATCCGCTTGTTGAGTCGTGAGAACTCCTTGCTGTGTATCCACAAGGTCAGAGGCTTCCTGCAACTGACTCTGCCGGGTAGCAATTTTTTCTTGCAGTTCTGCCAACTCCTTCATTTCTTTCATGTTTATCTTGTTCAGCCTTCGTCTTTCTAAAGCCCCTTTGACTCCAGATGTTTCTGCTTTTTGTTGATTTCGTTTTTCTACATCTTGTCTAATTTTTTCAATTCGCGCCTCAAACCTAGCAATGTCATCAGAAAGGGCTTTTTCCATGTCTGGGTCTGCTGGACGCTCTACGGTTTTTCCATCTTTTCTGTCTATCTCAACTTCAGTTGCTTTTTTTTCTGTCCTAAGTTGCTCTGCCAACTCCATATCGTTCGCAAGTTCAGCACCCTCTATTCTTGCGGATAAGTTTTCAACATTTAACTCAAGTTCTGCTTTGCTTAATGAGGACAAAGCGACAATATCACCAGTCAAAAAATCAACAACCTCAAAGTCCTCATCAAAAGGTGACTTGCCTCGCAAATCACTAGCGTCAAGTATTTTTTCTTTGCCATCTAAATCACGCACAGTGATTGTTCCATCTTTGCTAATATCGACAACATCAACAGCTTTCGGCTCACCATCTGAGTTGTAAACAATCTTTTTGCCAGCACGTTCTTCAACCGTTGCCACGTTAGTTTTTTCTACGTTGTCTGTAAGATTTGTTACGTTGACTTCTTGATCTGTTACAGCCTGTGTAATCGAGATTCTTTGTGCCTCATCTCTTGTTGCGGCTGGCAGTTTATTGATCCTGTCAGATATTTTGCCAGCACCCCAATGCAGTCCACCGCCAAGCGCAGAGCCTAGAGCCACGTTTAGAAAGCTATCCATAAGGGTGTAATCATCATCACCCTCTAAAGCAGCCGCGCCAATAACTAACGGCTCAACCACAGCCGCGCCTATCGCACCATCTATTGTACCAGTTGCAAAACGACTGCCAGATGTCTTGCCATCAAGCCTTTGTCTTACTGCCCTTGCTACATTAGCGGGTCTTATCTTAGCCGCCATTGTAGCCCCTCTAGCAACCGCTACAGAGGGTATAAACGCAGACGCTATGTTCAGTGGGTCTAACACACTACCAGCCAGCGCAACGCCAAACTGTGCAGCACCAAGACCTATCCCACCCCTTGATCTACGCAGAGTAGTTTGAAAGGCAGATCGCTCATCATGTCTTTCGGCAAGCAAAGAGGCCAGACCTTCAGCAATGCCATATTGATTGATGTCCATGCCTTCTCTATAATATTCGCTTTCTAAATACTCTTCTCTTGTAAGATGACGACCTTTTCTTCCCTGTCCTAACTTTTGATCTGCAATACGAGCTAAAGCGTTGAGAGGGTTGTAGTACATAGTCTCTTCAAAAGTTGCACCCAGTACATCTAATGTACCAGCCTTGGCGTTATCAAAGTATTGATTATGCACATTTTGGTCAAAATTTTGTTCTGGAATATAAACGTCTGCCATTAAAATAGCTTCTTTTGAGAAAATATTTTGTTCAATTTGTCTATAATTGTGCCTCTACTATCTCTGTATTGATCTGCCAATGGCAGTACAGAACTGAACGGCACAGACACGAATCCCGAAAAACCATCCATTCCCTCTGGTGGAATTAAGTCCTCACTAGGCTTCATTGGCACTAGGTTGCCCAACTGGTCTACAAGAAACACACCCTTGTTATCTACAGTTGTTCTCCACGATCCGCTTGTTTTGAGATCTGATAGATATTCGTTTCGATAGTTTTCTTCATTTTTGCCTTCTGGTGTAGGTGGGAATATAATGCGACTTTTCAAATAATCTTGATCTCTAAAAACACTATGTTGTAACACGGTGCTTATGTCTCCTGCCCGATCATATAGGGCTATTGGCACTCTCATCTGTGACTCATTGATGTTTTCAAATACAAAGTGATCTCCAATTACAGCCTTGTAAGCAATATTTACAGCTTTTTCTGGGTCTATTGTTCGTGTAGCCATCAAATGCTTGGCAGTGTTCGCAATCGTGTCTTGCATCTTGATGATGTGCGCCGTTCTGTTGCTGTCGCCGCCTACACCAATTACACCGTCTGTGATGCCGCCCATGACGCTAGAAGCGTAATCATCAACCGTATCACGCACAATTTCATCAACCTGATTTCTTTGATCATTGGTCAACTTATCTTTTGCGTTTTTGATATTAACTTCTTCGTTGCCATCAACAACACTTTGCATGTTGATTTGCTCTGGGTGTGCTGCTCTCAAATGCTCTGAGAACGATATGACGTTTGATGACATCAAATGACGCATAACTCTGTTTTCATTCTCAACGCCATATTGTTGCACAAACTGATCAAGAACCCTTGCCTTGTCCATAGATGTGTTACCCTCAGCATTGTATTCCGCTTGAAATGCTGTGAGGTCTGCGTTTGATGTAACCCTTACGTCCCCCGGCGCAACGCCCATTTGTAACTGCATGGTAACAAGTTCACTTGGAGTCTTTGGATCATCTGGGCGTTTTTCATTATGGTACCCAACAAAATTATCTTTCATGGCCTTGTTTCTAGCAGCCAACCTTTCTTGTAAAATTTCGTAAGTTCTCGCGCCTTGCGCTGTGCCTCTGTTGGCCTTGGCCTCGTTTATGATCGCTGTTTGTTGAGTAACAGAACCAAACTCTATGGATGTAAAATCTGCGCCAGCAGACTTCATCGCCGCTAACTCAACTCTCATTTTGTTAGCTTTGTCATATTGTTCAGCATTTTGTAAGCCTACAATAGCGGCTGCGGCTGCGTTTTCCTGTGCTTCAGTCAGCGTTCCATCTTTGCTTGCGGCTAAGGCGGCTGATGTATCTCTTAAAACCTGTAATGATCTTGCTTCGGCCTGAACAGCCTTGTCACGAATACTTGCATTTATAAGGCTTTTAATTTTTTGTCTATCTGGGAAATCTGTAATATCTGGCGCAATAAGGAATTTGCCGTCTGGGCCTGTTGCGGTTATTTGATCTTCCATATTTTGTAATTCACCTAAAGAAGATACAGCTATCTTTGCGTCAATGGAATTTAGGTTTGCACTTAGAGTTTCTGCTTTTTCTGAGTTTCCCCTCGCCTCAATTCTACTGATAATTTTTCTTCTGTTTTCGGCTTTCATGGTTTGAAAATCAACAGAAACAGTTTCTCCTGCGTTGTTTTTGACATCTATTACCTTGCCATCCCTGATGTCTTGGATAACTTTGTCCACTTCGGCATCGTCTAAAAATGTTTCTGGAGACTCATTGACAAGCTGATCCATAACAGCCTGTACCTGTCTATCATCTACAATTTTTTCTTGCGCTGTGATAGCAGCATCTCTCAAAGCGAATTGCTTTGCAGTCATATCAGGGCGTTCTGCTGCTAGTGTGCCGCGCATCCTGTCTATGTCAGCCTGTGTATCCGCTGACTGAATTTGATTTTCAAAGGCACTAGCCGACAGTTCTTTTCGATAACCGCCTTTATTGTATTTTAATCTCAGTCCTTGCGCTGCCCATCTGTCAAAGTCATCATCAAGGTTTTGTTGTAACTGTTGATACAGCGCACTTGATTTATCAAGTCCACGCATTTGAGACATAGTGTCTTCAATAGTCGTGTTGACCTGATCTGCCCTGATCGTCTGATGCTTTGCAAAAGCTACCTGACTGCCTGTAGCAACCTTTGCAGCTACCGTCTTTTTAAATTGAGATTCAACTTGTTGAAACTGTTTCTTTGTAAGTTTTTTGCGTAAAGGCTCTAAACTTTCTTGTCTTAATTTTTCTGCATACGCCTTTGCATCATCTTGATACTGCTGAACAGTCGTGGCCTCTGATGAGTTTGTAAAGTTGTTAAAGTTCTGATTGGTAGATGTAGCTATCTCTTGTTGTGCTTTTTCTGTTTCAGCTTCTTTCTCTGCCATGTGGAAGCGATACTGAATATCAGATGCAGTTTTGCCCAAGCTAGCCAATGCCTGTCCGGGTGCTGTAAACGCGCCAACATTTGCGCGAGGCCCAAGCCCCCCAGTTGCTAACACTCCCTGTCTCTCTACCATCGGTATTTTAGGCATACTTCACCTCAACTAAGCCATAGCTTTCGCAGCTTTTTCGCCGCCTTCAAGTAAAGACTGATAAGAAGCCAACTTGTATGCTGCTGCCCTTGACCTTCCCTCTGCTCTTGCGAGGGCGGCTTCTGACTTCTTTGCTGTCTCTTCAATGTCAGCAGCGTAACGAATATCTAAAGCATCCATTTCTGTGTTAAAATATGAATCAGCCAAAGCCTCCAAAGCACTGCCAGACATCTCAATACCAGATGCAGCAGTGGCAACTCTCTGTGTAGCTATAGTGCGTTCAGAGGCTTTGCGTAAATTGCTTTCTTCTCGCACTTTTGCGCGTCTTAAAGTGACGGCTTCATCTTCTGCTACCTGTGCGTTAAACTCAGCAGTTTTCTGTACTGCTTTTGCTGCCTGTTGATTACCCTTATAGTCTAAAAGTGAGCCAATCATTATAACACCATTGACATTCTATAATAGTTTGAGCCATCTGGCCCATAATGAAGCATTATGCCTTCATTTTCAAACCCAAGCCATTTTGCAAATCTAATAGCTTCTGGATCTTTTTCATGTATACTCGCCTGTACTCTATGTAATCCATTATTTTCTATTATACCCTCAAACATATTTTTAGCATATCTAGCTATAGATGTCTGCCATTTGTCTGAATGTTTTGACAACATGCAAAAACCCTCGCCTACGCCATTCCACAACACATGAATACCACCTAACGCAACTACTGTTTCGCCTTGCATAACTGTAAACGCATCAACCTGACCATCTTTTTGAAACGCATCTTTAAAAGATTTTGGCAAATCAAAGTTTGTTTCAATTTTAAAAACATGATCTGCTTTAAATTTTACCACATTAAGCATCAAATGTATTCGACCTTCTCATAATTGCTAAAACTGTCATAGGAAGCGGTTGAGATTGTCTTACTACAACCTTTGCATCATTATCATATCCAGATGGGAAACTAATTTCCTTATCTCCGTTAAATAAAGGAACCGCCTCATCCATTGCCATACTGCTATCTCTAAAAGGCAATCTGTCTAAGTTAGAAGTGTCCGGCCCTATTTCTGCCCCTACTGTATTAAACAACCGCACAGTAACACCATGTATGCGCTTTATTTTACCTTGTGCTATACCGTCTTCTGCGCCAGCTTCAAGCCTTAATGTTTCTAATGTAGACCTATATCCAAAACCAATATGCACTTTTGAGGCAGACCTATCCAACGTAACAGAACCATTTGTAACCGTTTTATCAGGGTGCGTTGATCCATCAGCCAATATAGAAATTATTTCGCCTTCTAAATGATTAAGACTATTAATCGTTGTCGTTGCAGTGCTGTCATATGTCAGACCACTATCTAAATAAAAAGCATCTGTTACATCGTTTCCAAATTCTATTGTTTTTAAAAATTCTATGTGTCTGACTGTGCTGCCGTCAATTTCTCTTTTAACAGACAAATAAACCTGATCTTCTGCTCCACTTGGTATAGCTGTTACGCTTTCTACAATAGAAGCCGCCTGATTTGTTGTTGTAAGTCTGGTTGTGTCAGAACTCTTTATTGATAACAAACCGCCAGCAGTAGGTGATGATTCTTTTATAGTCACCACTGCCGCCGCTGGATTTTCCACTGTAAAATCATCATGTGCGTTGATTGCTGTATAAATATTATCTGCCGTTGTGTTGTTATTTGTATATGGCCTAAATCCAAGGCTTGATGAAGGTGCTGACCCACTACTTGCTTCAGATGTAAAAGTAACAGTTGTCCCATCACTTTTTGTAAAAACAAGAGTAGTTCCAGCAGCTATGTTTGCGTAGTCACTGACAGTAATGGTTGCATGTGCGCTTGTGCCGCCAATGACATGATCGTGCCAACCAATAGCAGCATTAGCCCTATCATAAGTTAAACCAACTAAACGCCCATCACTATGAACAAACCACAAAATCAATTCTGGCTCTTGCTGCCAAACCATGTCTGTAAGACCGCCGCGAGGTATATGGTCAGCCAGTATTGTTAAGTCGATGCCAAGCAACCCATCAGTATCTAAATCAAAAGTAATTTCTTTAACTTTTTCCTGACCTTTTTGTATTAAAATTGTACTATTACCAGCCCTTACAGGACGAACCTGCGAACAACCAAAAGTGGTTTCTCTCAAAACGTTTACGTTTGTTGGTGTAACTGGCGTAGCACCTGTGCCACCTGACAAGGTAAATTCTGCGCTAGTTGTCAAAACTTGTAAAAATCTGGCTGGAAGCAAATGTCTAATAACATTCACTTTGTCAGATGCTATAGTAAAGTTTACTGCTGAGTCATCCAAAGTTCCGGGTGTCATGTTTTCAAAATCAGCCGATACCGAGCCAAATATGGACTGTGGTTGGCCTGTAGTGCCAGCAAAATACAAACGTTGCTCATAAAGGCCAACAGCTTTAGGGAAGCCCTGATCGCCGCCAAACGCCCCTAACGACCATTTAGTTGTTGTGTTACTGCTGCTGACAACACTATCGGGCAAAAATCCTTCTGCATTTTTAAATGTAGCCGTTACTTCTGTTGCGCTTGTGTAGCCTGTTATTTTAACGTACCCAAAACCACTATGCTGAAACTGCCATTCAAGGCTGCCATATGTTTCTGTTCCAGATAGATGCACTGGCGGCGTAGTACCACTCGTTTCTGTGCCGCTGTCTGTTTTTTTGTAGACATTGTTTCCGTGTCTTACTAAAGCATTTTGAGCGTACCCAGTGCTTGCTGCCCAAGCATCATGCACAACCTCTATAACTTCTCTAAATCGTATTAGTCTGCCAACATCTGTTGCAGCAAACAAGCTAGCTGAAGCTGTAATTGTTACGCTTCCAGTATTTGCAGATGAATATAATGTAGTTGTTGTTATGTTTTCATCAAGATAAGGCCCATCTGTAAAATCTATGTCGGTCAAAGTAAAGCTGGTAGATGTTGCTCTAGTTAATTTTGCTGGCTCATGGTCTTTGTGCGCTAAATACAAAACATCAGCAGATTGAGCATGATTGATTTCAAATATGTCTGTAACTGTGTATGTGGTTGTTACCTCAACTATTTTGCCAACTGTGCCGCCACTTGAATATGCAGTAAATGCGCTGCTATTAATGCCGGATAACTGAAATGTGTTTGTTGTTTTGTTAGCCACAGTAAATTCAAGATTGTTTACCTGCGTCATTCCAACAACGCCGCTAATAAACACCCTATCACCGTTGTTGTACCCATGTGAGTTAGAGGTAACTACCGCTGGATTTGCTGCTGTAATTGCCGTAATCGCTTTTGTCGCTTCAGTGAGCAAACCACCATCTTTATAAAAACGTATATACAATGCGCCAAATTCAAGAACGTATGCCTGTTCATCACTGTATTCAAAATTAACAAGCCTTACTTTACCACCGTCTTTAGAACGACCAGCAAAGTATGAACCCGGCCTTCTGGTAACACCGCCAGAAGGAAAGCCAACCATATTGTTTACGGTTTGCGCTGCTTCGTTGTATTTTTGTAAATCAGTACGGCCTTCAAGTTTTGGCGATATTTCACCAGCTCGGAAGTTGGTAATAATAGTCGAAACACGAGCCATGTTACAGCCTTATATTAGTAAAATCGTCTGCCTGTGGTTGTTCAGGGTAGCCTTCCATACTGTCAACACCCTTTGCTTCCTTTAAACGCGATTCATAAACGCCAAACATAGCTTGCGATACACTATTACTGCCTGTAATGCCATACGCTATTTCAGACGCTAGCCTTGCTGATATAGCTTTGTTAAGAAGTGAATCGTATTGCTCTGTATCTTCTAAACGCCCAATGTAAATAATATTACAAGTTCCCTCGTTAGATAAGATTTTTCTACCTTCTATTTTAAACATTACATTACTATCGTATGCAGCTTGCTCATTGTTTACATTGCTGTTCCAAAAAGAAAGCACACGCAAACAAAAAGGGTCTGATGGCAAAGTAAATTGATAGGTAAAACCAAAGTCAGGCGCAGTTGTATCTTGCGCTAAATTTTTTCTTGTTACAGCTACGTTCCAAGGATGAGAACGTAAAACAGCATCCCTAACATCGTCAAAGTTGCCATTACAAAGTCTAGCCTCTTTTGAGTTTTCTGTTAAAGATGTAATGTTAGCAGCACCCAACAAATCTAACGCTCTGTTACACAGATCAACCACTGATGCCATAGCAAACTCCTGAATGGTGGTGGGGAGTGCCTGCCCGGATTTAACTCCCCTACCATAAAAGAGGAGGCAGCTTAAACCGCCCCCTCAATCTTTTTAGTTTACAACATAGTGAATAATAAACGACATATCGCCACCAGTGCCACCTGTGGCATTGAATGTAGCGGCTATGTAATAATACCCACCCGGATCAGTTGACGCTCCTGCATTTGTATACAGTTTCGCACCAATCGTGTTGATGTCTGCTGCTTCTGTTCGCACATCTGCAACCGCTGTAGTGCCATCTGCAACTGACGTTGCATAATAGTCTTCGTCTACGACAGTTCCATCTGTTTGATAGATGCCAACATTAAATGTGCAGCTACCGCCTAATCCATCTGCCGCAACCTGAATGGCTGTGATAGACGCATTACTTGGTATTGGGGCAAGCATAACAATATCATCGTCAGTGCTATCCCCTGCCGCTAATGCGATTGTGCCTTGAGCAACACGCAAAACACCGTGTAGCTCTTGGCTGTCGTTGGCAACTTGAGGAGCAGCTTCAAAATTAGCTACAAGATCTGAATTTTTCGTAGTCATAACTTGCCACTCCTTTAAGCTGATTCGTCACAGTCAATCTGGACAATTTTTTCTTCTTCCATGCGAGTAGCACCGATGCTCATGCAATAGTAGACTTGCGTTGCGTAACCTTTGTCAGAACGCTCATCTATTCTTGCCATTACATCTGTACCAAGCGCCAAAGCAAGACCATCCTCTGCCCATGCAATACATGAACGGATGTTTCCAGATTTTGACAAACGGTTTGATACAATAAAGGTAAATCCCATAAATTGATTAACCTCACCCTGTACTAAGGCTTTGACCGTGTTAAAGTCACTGCTAGTAACGCTTGTGTCACCTAACAATGCTTCAATTTGGTCTGGGCCAACAGCAACGTACCTTGGTATTGACGGATCAACTGATGCAAGGTCTAAGGTCTTTTTTGCAGTCCTTAGTTTTGCAACAGAAAGATCTGCGCTACCGTGAGCAATTTGCTGACCAGCAGGAAGCGTAGTAGCTGTGCTACCTGTTTCTCCAGTATATGCAGTACCCAAAGCCGCAGTAATAAGCTCATCATCCATTGCCCTACCCATAGCAAAAGCACTAGCTTGAGCATAGGCAGACGTTGGATCAATCAAGAGCCTTACCTTATCCTGCTGATCTATCAAATCAGCGTATTCATAGTCCACAAGACTCACCCTGCGTCTAGCTTGGGGTGTGTCAATTTGGGGAGTGTCAGAATGACGCGAAGTGCGTTTTTGTGCTGTCGCTACCCCTACTTGGTCAAAAAAGGCATTTTTGCCAGTAATACTTTCTACACGCACAGCATCCCTTAAAAGAGAACCTTTTTGCTGTGATAGCATCTGCACGTTGGCAGAGTATTGCTGGACAAATGCCGTGGTTACTTCAATAGACATCTCTGTCTCCTTTTACCTAATGACATTTGATTTGCAGACTGCTACCCGACAGCTCGGACACTCCTAGAATTTTTAGCCTTCATATGGCTTTCGTCTTTCCGATTGTCAGCAAGACGAGTTTCCCCGCTACCCTGCATTACCCACTCGTAGTATTTATCTGCAAGTAGGTGTGGCTCCATAATACCACGACTTGTGCCATTTTCAACAGCCAGTCGCAAACATTCAAGCCTTATTTCTTTTGTTGTCAAAGCGTCAACCATGCACGATCCCCATTAAGTGCTGCACTCTATCAATAGCCCTTTGCCGCACAATAGCGTCTTTGCTGGTATAATCTGCTCCTCGCATAATTTCGTCTATCTCTTTTTGCGCTGACTGCTTTGTCATATGATTAACTTGTGCGCCTTCTTTAACAGTATCTTCGCTGGTTACAGATTGCCTGAACTCGGCAAATTTTGCAAACGTCTTAATAAACTCAGGATGATCCCCCAAGTTTGTCCCATCTTGAAGAACAATCTTCGTAATTGCTTCGGTGTCAGAAAACTCATCTGCGATAGCTTTTGCTTGTCCAACCTTTTTTTCAAAGCTGGTTCCCCACTCCGCTTTTAGCACATTAACAGAATCAATCTGGCTTTGATTGCGCTTGTCAATGTCTTCCTTTATCGTGTCTTCAGCAGAAGATTTGTAAAAATCCATTAGTTTTGAGGTTTGTGTTTTATTTAAACCCAGTTCATACGCCACCTCACCAAATGATTTGGCAACTTCCTCAGTAACTACGGTTCCATCAACAACTATCTCATAGCCTGACGCTGCCTCTGGCCTTCCAAGTCTATCCCAAATCTTTCCCATATCTTCTTCTGTTGGGTTAGCTGGCAGTGGCAACTTGTCAGCGCCTATTAGCTTCTGGCTGTTAACGTATGACCTAGCCAAGTTTGGCACATCTTTTATAGGCGATAGACTTGGATGCTCTCGCAAGTCCTCTGGTATCATGTTCAAAAACTCGTTACCAGACCCACCTGACGCTACCTCTGCTGGCGTTTCAATCGCTGGCGCAGGGGTTGCCTCTGGCTGGGCTACCTGTTCGGCGTTTTCTAATGACATTATGACTCCTCTCTCATCATGTTGTAGATATGAAGAATTACGGCTCTCTTGCCTTCTTCAAATGCTGTTGCATTGGCATCGCCAGCAACATAGCTAAGTGCCTTATAATTACACCTAGCTTCCAGATCAGTTAAGACTTTGGCTCCACTGTCTGTATTAAATGTTTGTTTGTAAAGATCTTTTAGCTTTTCTATTTCTGGGGTCACTTGCTTACCATTCTACTTGCTTGGGCGATCTGTGCTAAGTTTTGCACATCCTGAGCGTCTTCCATCATCTCAGCTTGTTTTGCTTCTGCCTCTGCCCTAGCCTGTCTTGTTTCTTGTATTTCTGCTGTAGATCGCAGCGTTGTCTTAGGAACGCCAAGAGATTCAGTAATGTGCTTGACCAATCCGTCTGGATCTATGTGATCCCCAACAGGCAATGCTTGAGCTAGTGGCATCAGTATCTCCAATGCTTTCATCGTGCTATTGAGGCTGCTTGATTTTTGTGCGCGTGCCAGTGGTGAAACATATTCTATATCAACATCACGCCCCTGTAATATTTCTGGTGCTTGTTGCAACATATCAGCCCTCAACATAAGTGCAAACACGCGGTCAATCAAAGGCCTCAACATTTCATTCTTGAGGCGATCCAAAGCTGGGCCGATGACGCGCAGTTGTTCTTCTCTTCTTTGCAAAATCTCAGTGGCG